CTTTGATGACACTTTAGACACCATATCCAAAGAGATAGAAACAGCTATTGCTGCTGATGCAACACTTAGCGGATTAGCTAAAGATGTTTTTATAGAATCTACAGAAATAGATTACAATGGAGATGGTGAGAAACCAGTTGCAGTTGCAACTTTAACTTTTGATGTAATGTATGAAACAAGGGAACAATCCCCAGATACAGCAGCATAGGAGAAGTTTATGATTTTAATAAATAAAGACGGAACAAAGGTAGATGTTCATCCAACTAAGGTAGAATATCTATTGAGTAAAGGCTGGAAAGAGGAAGCAGCTTCTACGAAAAAGAAAAAAGAACCTTCCTCAAAAGAAATAACTATTGAAGAAATAGAGGAGTAAAAAATGGCACAAATCGTTGGTAAAAATGGCGTTTTGAAATCTGGTGCTACCACCATTGGTGAGATCAGGAGTTTCAGCATAGATGAATCTTGCGATACTGTTGAAACTACACAAATGGGAGATGCAGCTAGAACTTATTCAGCTACGCTAACATCTTTTACTGGATCTGCTGATGCTTATTTAGATTTTGCTGATAGCGGTCAAGATACTTTGACTGTTGGATCATCTCTAACTCTTAATGTTTATCCTGATGGTGATACTGCTGGAAATGTAGAATTAGCAGGAAGCATTATTGTTACTGGTGTAAGCAAATCTCAGAGCTTTGATGGCATGGCTGAAGTCAGCTTTAGCTTTCAAGGATCTGGAGCATTAACCGAAGGCACTGCATAAGATGAAAGCAATAGAGAGAGCTAAACAGCACTTTGATTCTTTTGATTTAAAAGAAATTGAAGTACCTGAATGGGGAGATGAAGAAGGTAATCCTTTATTAATATATGCAAAACCATTAACTTTGGCTGAACAATCTAAGATTGTTAAATATGCTAAAGATGATGAAGTCAGTTTAATGGCATATACGCTTATATTTAAAGGGTTGGATAAAGAAGGCAATAAACTATTTGATCTTAATGACAAGCAAGATCTTATGAATAATGTAGATAGACTGGTGTTAGCTAGAATATCTGCTGAAATCATGGATTATGGAACTATTGATGATCACAGAAAAAAGTAGCTACAGATAAGGATTATTTTTTTAAATTTTACTTAGCTGAAAATTTGAAAATGACAGTTGAGGAACTAGAAGAAAAAATGTCCTTATCTGAGTTCATGAGTTGGGTTGCTTATGTAGAAGAAAAAAACAGGAAGATGAATGGCAAATAATGATGTCAAAATGCGGTTCAAGGCAACGGATAAAACCGCACCTGCATTTGGAAAAATAAGAAGAAATTTAGACCTTACCAATAAATCTTTATTTAGATTAAAAGGTGCATTCGCTGCTGCATTTTCAATAGCTGCAATTACAAGGTTTGGAAAAGAATCTTTAAGTCTAGCTGATGCCATAGGGAAAACAGCCGATTCAATCGGTGTGAATGTAGAGTTCTTGCAACGCTATCAATTTGTTGCACAACAAGCAGGATTAAGCACAGAAGAATTTAATAAATCAATGCAAGTCTTTGCCAAAATGACTGGTGAAGCTATGACTGGTGTTGGCGAAGCAAAAATGGCTCTTGAATCTTTAGGCGTTAGTTTAAGAACTCAAGATGGCAGGTTAAAAACTACAGAGCAATTATTTATAGATTTCTTTAAGGCTACCGATAATATTGCAAACGCTCAAAAGAAAGCAGCATTTTTTGCTGATGTCTTTGGTAGAGCTGGTGTCAAAAATACAGTCATGGCTAAAGAAGGCACAGCAGCAATGATAGAACTATCAAAGGCTGCTACTGGTGTATTCAGTGAAGAGAGTATTAGAAATGCTGAAAAATTTAATGACACCATGAATAGACTGAGCAGGCAGATAGTTACCCCCATGAGGGATAAATTGATTACTTTTTTAGGCAGCCTTTTAGATGTTGGAGAAGCTACTGGAGTTTTAAGCTTTGATGTAACCACCGCTAGTTTGTCAGAATTACAAACTAAAGCTGCAAGTGTTATAGATCAAATGAATATACTTCAAGCAGCAATGCAAAGTGCTACAAGTCCAGATCATTTAAAAATGTTAGTTCTTCAGTACAAAGAATTAGCCAAACAATTAGAACCAATAAGAAATAAAATTATTGCTTTAAGTCCTGAATTGCAAAATCTTGGTGCTGTAAATGAAACTGCTTTTGACAGAATAAATGCTGCTATGACAAGTTATGTTGAGAATTTGGGAACTGTTGAAGAAAGAACACAAAAAGCTGCTGTAAATTCAATGAAAAAATTTGAAGATACTTTAGTTAATTCATTAAAACAGGGTAAATTAGAGTTTAAACATTTTGCTGATTATGTTGTAGAGCAATTATTAAGAATAGCTATACAACAAATGCTTTTAGCACCTTTTCAACAAATGTTTGCTCCTATGTTTGCAGGGTTTTCTGATTTTCTTTCTTTTGATAATGGTGGTTACACAGGAGCAGGAGCAAGAACTGGTGGCATAGATGGCAAGGGTGGATTCCCTGCTATTTTACATCCCAATGAAACAGTTATAGATCATAACAAAGGACAAGCAATGGCTGCTTCCCCAGTAAGCGTTAGCTTTAATATCTCAACAGTAGATGCTTCAGGCTTTGATCAATTACTTGCTTCAAGAAAAGGAATGATTACAGCAATGATTAATAATGCTATGAACGCAAGAGGTAAGATGGGTGTAATATGAGTGGATCATTTCCAACAAGTCCAAAATTTAGAACTTTAGATTTTAATAATAAAAGACCAGTTCTTATGGATCACACCTTATCTGGTAAAAGATCTGTAAGACAAATAGGAGCTCAATACTTTCAATTTACAGTGCAAATGCCACCATTAGATCAAGATGATGCAATGGATATCTTTGCTTTTTTGCAAAAACAAAAGGGTGGTTTTGAAAACTTTACCATTCAACTACCAACACAAAACAGAGGAGCAGATAAATCTAATTCTTCTGTTGTAGTGAATGGTGCTCATTCTGCTGGAGATGCAACAATAACTATAGATGGTTTTTCTGCAAGCACTTCTGGAGTTCTTAAAGCAGGAGATCTAATTAAATTTGCAGGACATTCAAAAGTCTATATGGTGC